AGGGAAGTCAGGAAGGGTGTAGCGGTAGCGTGGCCACGCTGTATCAAGGATGTTCATATACCCTGCGGTGATCTGAACCTCCGTTGCAGTCCATGACCCGTTTTTAATCGCCAGCGTATAAGGTGGTGCTGCGGGTGCCGTAAGGTCAGATGAAACGTAACGCCTGAATGTCAAGCTGGCATTGCTCAGATTATCAAGCGCGTTTCTGATAGCCGTTGAAACCACCCCGTCGATATTGCTGATAGCAAATTTCAGGTCCTGCGTACCATCAGCGTTTCTGGCTGGCAACGCGATATCAATCGCTGAGCCGGTGAATGTTTCCTGTTGACCATTTTCCAGTGTCACCGTGATATCGTCCCAGCCACGCGTTAACCAGTAATCGACGCCGCCCACAGTTATTTGCAGGGTATCAATGATCACCTCGTCGCCACTGCTGGCGTAAAGTCTGTTCAATACAGTCATGGCTGTGGCCACTCCCTGTTTAACGCAATGTCGATAATATCCATTCCTGTAATAAATTCCGGGAACTGGCCCCATGGTGGAGGGAGTGTAATTGCTCGATCATATAGCTCTAACTCAGCAGTGTACTGCCAGTAGTTCCCACCTATGATGCTGGGCCCCTGATAGATATCCGTGAATCGGCAAACCTTTGATGACTCACCACCAGGTGTGCGTAATTTCATGTTGAACCATGAAGAACCGTCAGTTATTGCATCACGGAACCATGCCTCAAATGCCTGAGCCTCAATATCGGTAAACGTCCATGTCACGCTGGCCATTGTCGGCGTAGACATATAGCGTCTACGCTGTCTGGCGCGTCCTGATGTTAGTGTCGTTCTGAGTAATGGGCTTACAGGCTTTAATCCATATCCCTCCTGAAGAGGGACGGGAAGCGATTCGTGCGGATAGTTGATATTGGTTGTGATAGCCATTAGCCCCTCTTCCTCGATGCAGTCCAGCCACTATTCAGAGCTTTCGAAGCTTTGCCAGTCCCGGCAGAAAGATCATTAGCCGTCATCTGATGACCAAGTGCCGCACCGCGTTTCACAGCATCCTCTATTAGCAAGAGCGTTCGTTGGTCAGGATCACCATGAATCTCGATAGGAACGGTAACATTACCGGCCTGTTGTGATGAGGTTTGCTTATTAACACGATCCAGAGTGGCATCAAGCTTTGCGCTTGTCTTCGCCGTAGTTACGCGCTCGCCTTGCTGCAGCAACCATGTGCCGGTTTCAGGAATGCTATCAATACCATCGTGAGCCATACCGGAAAGAGCTGATACGCTGACACCTGCTACCAGGGGAGCAGTTATTGCGGCAGCTGCAGCCATAGATGCAGGCGCAAGCGCTGGACCAACGATAGGGATTGCCGCTGTTGATGCGTAGGCTGCGAGCTGAGCCTGGAATGATGTCGCCTGAGCATTACCTATCAGTGTTCCTGCTGCGGAAGCCTGAGCGGTTTTACCGACAAGCAACTGAACCCCCTGATACACCAACCACTGCGCGGCCATTTCAGTGAGCGTTTTAATAACGACCTGACCAAGGTCAGCAAAAATATTACTGAAGAAATCACCTAAATCTTCAGCATCGGTAACTAAGCCCTGAAGGTTATCGGCTATAGAAGACGTTGCGCTGTCAAGAATAGATGTCATCCCATCAGCGGCAATCTGATAATAGTCAGATGACTTCTCAGCATAATCATTCAACGAGTCGAATATTCCGCTTTGCCAATCACCCATCTTGTCATCAGATTTTTGGTAGTAGTCCTCCTGTATTTCAAGACGTTCATTCAGAGCATCCTGCAGTGCCTGCGTTTCCTTGTCATAGAGGGATTTTGTAATGTCTCCACTCTGATACTGCTTCTGGAGATCGGCTTGTTTTTCTAGAAAGCCGCTCTGAATATCCAGCAACTCCTGCATGCGCTGCCGGGTTTTCTTGCCCATACCCGCACCAACGAATTCTGCATCATTGGCAGACTTATCGTTTTGATTTTGCTTTCTGAGATTTGCTGCGAACTCTGCAAGCTTTAGATTTTCTTCATTGGCCTTTTTGAGCGCGTTTAGCCTGTCAACCTCTGTGGCTAACTGCTGTAGCCTCTCTTGCTGAGCAGCATTAATCCCGGTTAGCTTCCCGGTTGTTAAATCGAATCTGAGTTTTTCAACCTCAGTTACTTCCTGATTTTTTTTACCGGTGACGTCAATTAGTGCTATTTGAC